GGATATAACAGTACGATTATCGTGCGTCACGGTAATTATCTGACTATCTATGCCAATTTAAGCGAGGTATATGTACGAGCCGGCGAAAAGGTTTCGACCGGACAGAATCTGGGAAAGATTTATTCCGACGCTCAGGACGGCAATCGTACGATTCTTACTTTCCAATTGTGGAAAGAACGTACGAAACTGAATCCGGAGCTATGGCTGAATTTGTAAAATAAACGCAAGAGAAAACGCAAGAGAAATCTTAGCGGATTCTCTTGCGTTATTTTTTTGCGCATTTTTCAGGAAAGAGAGGGAACAGGAATGGCAAAACACATGACGCAGGATGACCGCAAGGTGCTGGAAGCCCGGTACAATGCCGGACAGAGTGTTGCCGGAATCGCCAGGGCGATGAGCTTCAACTATTCCACCATCTATAAGGAACTGAAGCGCGGCGACACTGGAAAGATGGATGCCAATGGTCGCGCAGGATATAGTGCAGAGCTTGGGCAGCAGCGATTATACAACGCAAAGCAGCGGTTCAGGTATCGGGCGGATTGCCCGGCGGAGTAAGGCATGGGAGAAGTGTTTAAGCTGAACCATTGCTATAACATGGACTGCCTGCCGGCAATGGAACTGTTCCCGGATAATTATTTTGATTTGGCGGTTGTGGATCCACCGTATTTCTCTGGCCCGGAACGCAGAGGCTTTTACGGATCCAAAGTCAGCAAAATAGGCGTACACCGTGACTACCCCGTCTCTCCTGCTTGGAGTAAACCAGAGCCGGAGTATTTCAAGGAGCTGTTTCGAGTGTGCCGCCACTATATTGTATGGGGCTGCAACTATTTTGACTACCAGTTTTCTACCGGACGGATCGTGTGGGACAAGTGCAATGGAAATTCTAGCTTTTCAGATTGCGAGATTGCGGCGACAAATTTGTTTTCCTCAGTGAGAATGTTCCGGTATATGTGGTCCGGCATGATGCAGGGAAAAAGCATCACAGAAGGCGACACCATGCAGGGAAACAAGAGCTTGAACGAAAAGCGAATCCACCCAACGCAGAAGCCGGTTGCTCTTTATGACTGGATTTTCAAAAACTATGCAGAGCCAGGACAGAAGATCCTTGACACCCACCTTGGAAGCGGAAGCAGCCGCATAGCAGCATATGAGGCAGGGCTTGGCTTCATCGGATTTGAAATTGATCCGTTCTATTTCCAGTTGGAAGAAGAACGGTTTTCTGAGCACACAAGTCAAACAAGCCTGTTTCACATGGAGGGAAAGAAAAAATGATTCTTGAAAAACTTCACAGAGCAATCAACAACTTCAACAAGACATTCAACTGGCGGCGCTTCCGCCGCGATGCGCTGCACCTGGGAGAAAGCCTGCTGGTGTTCGGCGTGCTGTATGGCATTTTTTCAACCCTGATCTGGGGTGTCTGCTGGCTGTTCAAAATCAATTACAACCCAGATCTCATTGCCGTTGCATGGGCAGTGCCGGTGTTGCTGGACACTTTGGTCAAAAAGGCTTATGACTGGAACAATGAAGTCCGGGACTGGGATTGAGAGGTGGGAACGACCTATGGATGAAGCAACAAGAAGCTCGCTGAAAGACCAGTTCAACAGCCTTTTGGTACGGGCTATTGAGGGTAGGCGCGGCGGTATGGCACTGATGCGGGTGCTGGAAGAACTGGACTTTTACAATTCCCCGGCCAGCGCGAAGCATCACCTGAATGTCCCCGGCGGTCTGGTGCTGCATTCTCTCAATGTGGCAAGAGCTGCCCTGGAATTATGCGACAAGATGCCGCAGTTTGCAAAATGCAATAAGGACGCAGTCTTGACCGCCGCGTTACTCCATGACGTTTGCAAGGCTGGGCAGTACATCAAAAAGCCGGATGGCAGTTACCGTTATGAAGATAGTCACTTGATGGGACACGGTGAAGCATCCGTCAGCATTATCAAAGACTGGATTTTCTTGACCGACACGGAAGCCCTGGCAATCAGGTGGCACATGGGAGCATATAGCGGAGAGCAGGACTGGGGAACGCTCAGCAAAGTATACGACCGCTGCCCGGAAGCTCTGTGCCTGCACATGGCTGACATGATCGCAACGCACATCATGGAGGTAGAAGAGTGAGCAGAGGCACTGCCTACTATGATCTTCCGAATGGTGAGCGAATAGAACTGCCGACAACCATGCCGGATGTTGAGGAAGTGCCGGGACCCCTATGTGATGGAAAATTTGAATTGCCAGAAGCCGTAAAAGAAATGTTCAAGTGGATGGATGAAACATTCGGAACATGGGAAAGCGACTTCAGCAGTTTCAAAATCTGGATGAAATTGCGGAAAAACTTCAATCCACCGGTGCGCTGGGAAGCGATGCAGGACAAGCGTCGAAACCCAAAGCCTTTGGGCCGAAACACCTATTTATATAAAGCGAGGAAGATCAAGAGCTTGGCAAGAAGTACACATACCAGAGCATCCCTGCACAAGGGAAAACAAAAGGGTACTGAAGAACAGTGCAAGCACACATTCAAGATAACCGCAGCCCGGTGCGCACCTTGCAGTGGTTACAACGTGGAGTGCAAGCACTACGAGAAAAACAGTGCCGCTGATACAAAGCATGGTTCTTCTCGAACGTGAAATAAGCAGCCCTGCACCGCAGAAGCGGGGCTGCTTTTATATGGCGCATGGCGCTTTTTCTAGGCATTGAGCGCTGCAAGCAGGGCCGGACCCTGTATGTGCCGAGTTGAGTTTTCCATGGAAGCCGGTACGGTCAGGAAATCAGCCGGCCGACATAGCGGAATGGTGCTGTACAGCAGCGTCCTCCTTTCCGTTAAAGCCCGGTGCAAAACCGGGCTGCCATTTCCGCAAAAGCCGCACCCGCATGGAATCGACGGGAACGGGTGCGCCGCAGCATGAGCGTAGAAATGCCCTGTTCAATCCGCCCAGGAACAAAAGCGGTAGGCCATTGCCGTGGCCGACCCGTCCGGCGCTCTCTTGCCGGGCGGGTCTGATATGCGGACGCATAGAGGATGACCCTGCTTCTGACAATCCCCCATGAACAGGTGAGCCAGTTCGATGCTGGCCGTCCGTGCAAGACGAGAAAAGAAGGGATGAAAGAGCTGTGAAAATTGATGTAGGAAAAATTGCTCTGGTGGCAGTCCTGATCGCTGGTGTACAGA